GTTAAGTACGAGTATTAGAAATTTAAAAAATGAATTAATGAATATTAAAGAATCAATTGATAATAATGATCAATTTGACCATTTAAAACAAATTATTCAAGATTTTGAACAAAAAGAAGTAGAAAGATCTAAGCAAAAAGATAATATCAATGAAGATTATATTTTCTTAGAAGCAGTTGAAGATATTTTAGGAGAAGACGGTGTTAAAAATTTAGCAGTTAAAACTATTTTACCCGGCTTAAATGCAAACATTTCAGCGTTGAGTCAAACTATGCACCTTCCATTTCAATTAAAGTTCAATGATAAATTTGATTGCGTTATCACGCATTTAGGTCAAGAAATTAATGCAATGACGCTTTCAACTGGTGAAAGAAAAAAGGCAGACTTTGTAATTATTATTGCAATCATTAAGATTCTTAAATTAAGATTTCCGCAATTGAACTTATTATTCTTAGATGAATTACTGAGTTCTGTGGATCAAGACGGTATTTATAACATATTAAAAATCTTAAGTCAAGTTATCAAAGAAAGTAAGATAAATACATTTGTAATTAATCATACTCCATTGCCGCATGAAATTTTTGATAAAAAATTACACATCTATAAAGAAAATGGATTTTCTAAATTTGAAATAGAGGCAATAGATTAAAAATATATAAATTCATGGCAACATATAATGTTAAATATAATTACGATGACTCTGTCATCAGACATATTATTATCGGACTTTTGGCTGATTTAAATAATAAACTTTATTTTTATAGACAAAAAGATAACGATACGCGTATTGCTATAGATGTGCCTTTTTATTATTCAATTACTGGCGATGACCAATTCCTAAGAGATAATTTTTTATTTATGACACCTGATGGTTTAGATTGTGTACCGGATAGACAATTTGCCGATGGCAACTACGATAAAATACCAAGAGGTGTTGCTAATTTAACATCAGTTCAAATAGATGCTAGTAAATTAGTTAATAAAGGTGTTAGGGGTTCATATGCTAAACTTAATACAGACGGAGCTATGGAAGGTTATAATGCTGAATTTACAATGATTCCAGTAACTTTAGGTTTTTCTGTAGAGATTTTAGTAGGCTCTCAGTTAGACTCATTAAAGATCACAGAGATGATTATTAAAAAAATGTATAAGTCTAACTATTTTAATATAGAAGTTGGCCATCTGAACGAGGGCACATACAAGATAGCTTCTTATTATGCAATGCCAGATGATTATGAAAATGAAAGACCTTTAGAATTTACATTTGACGATAAAGGAAAATATAAAATAACATTCTCAATCGAAGTTAATTCATTTATACCAGTATTTGAATTCGATACTGAAATGCACGTTGGAAACAGAATGTTTGAAATTATTTCCACAGTAACAGATCAAAAACCAGAACAATTTGAAAGGGGCTCATCTACTGATCAAGTTGACATTATAGATAAAAATGACTTATAATATTAGGATATATACAAAAAGATAAAAAAATCAATAAAAAATGAGAACAAATATTCTTGCACCAGTAAAAACATCTGAAAATTCAGCACAGTTCTATTTGAACGGTAGAGTTTATGAGATGTCAGGTAACACGGTTTCTATGATTGAAAATATCACAGATTCAAATTTTAGTAATTCAATTGCAGCTTTTGAAGCTTTTGAATTTAGTGAAAATCAAATCAAATGGTATTTAGGAGTTTCTAGATTTACTTATAATATTGCAGAAAATAAATTTGCATGGGGTAATTCAGAAGTATTAAGTGAAAGCTTTTCAAAACACGTTTTTGCAGCTGGAGCTATTAGATACGAAAATTTAAAAACAGCTGAGTTATTTGAAAGCATGCCAACTCTTATGGAGTCTTACGCAGTTTTAGATATGGTTGCATGTTTTGAAGGTAATAATGTTTCAGTTGACTTAATTAAAACTGAAAACAGTATTTTTGTTCATAGAATTAACAATTCAAATAAAATTGAAAAATTCTTTGAAGCTAAAAATGCAAATGAAGCTTTAGAATACGTTAAAGAACAAACTGGAGAAGATGCTTCTACATTTTTAATAGAATCTTTAGAAGGAGAAGCTGCTATTATTGCTGAAAGTAATTCAAAAATTGAAGAATATAAAGCAACTATCGCATTCTTAAAAGACCAAAGAGAAATGTTAGCAGAAGCAGATAGATCTTTACCAGAAATTAAAGATGCTGATAATTTTATTTTATCAGAAATCAAATCTTGGGAAGATAAGATTGCTGAAATCAACGCATAATTAATAAATAATTATATATAAAAGGGCCAGTCAACTGGCCCTTTTTACGTTATAAACAAAATTAATTTTTTTAGTATAATAAACTAAAAGTATATTAAAGTGGCTACAAAGAAAGAAATAACACCAAAACCAACTCCGGCACCAAAACCTGCTAGAAAAAAGAATTATTTAAATAATAAAGATTTATATAATGCTATCGTAGCATCCAAGGAAGATGGTAAATTAACTAAAGATGCTGAAAAAATGCTAATTTTATTAGCTGAAAAGGCAATTAATAAAATGAAATACGTGGATGAAAAAGATCGAGAAGATTGTTTATCATTTGCTATTTTAGATTTATTAAAATATTGGAGATCATTTAATCCAGTTTATACAAATGCATTTGCTTATTTTACAGAAATTGCAAAAAGAGGATACGCTAAAGGTTGGAATGCAATTCACCCAGAAAAATATAAAGGTACAATTTCTTTAAATAGATCTTCTGGCAATAATAGTGAAAGTGACGAAAATATAGGAATCTATACAATATAATGTCAATAAAAAACGTCAAACCTACTAAAAAATCTGGTTTTAATCAGGGTTATTTTGTACCAACAAATGCAAATAAGTATATTGGTCCATCTCCTGTGATTTACAGATCTTCGTGGGAACGTAAGTTTATGATGTGGTGTGATAATAACGAAAAGGTTTTACTATGGTCTAGCGAACCTGTAGAAATTGAATACATATCTAGACAAGATAATAGAACCCATAAATATTATCCAGATTTTTACATGAAAGTTATTCAAGAAGATGGAAATCTTAGAGAATTTCTAGTAGAAATTAAACCTAAACAACAATTAATTAAACCAGAACCTCCAAAAAAAGCTTCTAAAAAAGCACTAAGTTCATATCAATTTTTAGCAGAACAGTATATCAAAAACATGGACAAATACACATACGCTAAAGCATACTGTGCTAATAGAAGTTGGAGATTTATAGTTTTAACAGAAGATTCAATAAATGGGTTACGTTAAAAGTGAAATATCGAAATTAATTAAAGAAAATAAGGGTAAAAAATTAGCCAGATCTTCTGCTGAAGATTGGTTTCAAAAAGCTCTAAAAAGTAGAAAAGACAAAACAGTAGATACACAAAGATTTCCATTTCAACCTGGAAAAATTTATGTTTTTGACTACGGAGATCCTTTAAATAAAGAAACTTTAGGCTGGTGGGATAAAAATCCAGTAGTATTAGCTCTAAGAGCTATAGATAAAGATACAGACTGTGGCATAAATTTAAATTTATTACCAGTTAAATTTAAAGAAGATTTTTTAGATGCTTTCTATACTATGCACAATAGTCAAATAAAGGCAGGTTCATCTGGTTCTAAAAAGAATGATGCATTTAAACAAATACCTTTAATGAAATTAGATTATGAGCATGTTAAAAAATTTCTAGATAGATTTGGCTTTGGTTTTGCTATTAGAAGATATAAAATTAATAAGAAAAAAAATCAAGCCGTAGTATCTTATGAAAGCTGGCCAAAAATAGCATTGTGTGATTTTATACAATTGAATGGAGCCACTGTTATGGGAATAAGAGCACTTTTCATGCAATACTATACAAAAAGGAATATATAATTAAATAAAGATAAAAACTAAACTTAAATATAATGGCAGGATTCGTAGACAGAAATGGACCATTTAGTACGGGTAGAAGAACATTTAACCTAAGTGACACTCTAAAAAAGTTGTCATCTTTTGGTATGTACTATGATGATCTGGTTCTAAGACAATCGCAAGCAATCGGTCCAATGGAAGATCAATTTGGTTATGGCCAAATGAACTTAATGGGCGTAGATTCAGATGACATTTACGGTGCATTTGCTGCACTTTCAATGGCAGACACTAACATGAGAAAGAACATACCGTTCTTTGACATGAATTATAAATCTAAAAGAGAGGAATTAAGACAATTCTCTTTATATGATGAAATTGAAGATATTTTAGATATTCTTTGCGATGAATCTATCGTATATGATGAGAAAAATTTCGTAGCTAATCCAACATTGATAGGCATGGAGGTTTCTGAAGAAGTTACTTCTTATATGAATAAAGCTTTTAGAAACATTTATCAGTATTTTGGGTTTGCAGCCGATCAATCAGCTTGGTTTTACTTTAGAAAATGGTTAATTGATGGTTATTTGTCATTTGAGATTATTTATAATCCAGAAATGACAGAAATTATTGGTTTCAAAGAAATTGATCCAATTACACTAGTACCTGCTTACAATAAAGAAGATGGTAAAAAAGTTTGGATTCAATTTAAAGATGATCCAATCAAAGAGCGTAAATTATATGATGCGCAAATCATATACCTTTCTTATTCTTCTATTACTACAGCTTCACGTATTTCTTACGTAGAAAGATTAATTAGAGCATTTAACTTAATGAGAGTTATGGAACATACCAGAGTTATTTGGGCTGTTACTAATGCTTCATATAGAATGAAATTTATTATTCCAGTTGGTGGTAAATCTAAAACAAGAGCAAAACAATCGTTAGCTCAATTGATGAATAACTATAAAGAAGTAGTTGATTTTGATTGGGATTCAGGCGTTCTTACAACCAATGGTAAACCAATGTTGCAATTTAATAAAGAATATTGGTTGCCTTCAAAAGATGGTGAACAACCAGAAATTGAAACACTAGGCGGTGAAGGTCCAGAAATTAATGACGTAGATGCATTAAAATATTTCTCAGATAAATTAAAACACGTTTCTAAAATTCCTTTCAACAGATTTATGTATGAAGATGGTGGTGGAGACTTTAATTTAGCAGCGGACGGTATGATTAGAGATGAGATTAAATTTGCTAAATTTATTAATCGTTTAAGATCTTCTTTCCAAGAGGTTTTAGTAAAACCTTTGTGGTTACAAATGTGTATTAAATTCCCAGAATTTAAAGAAGACGCAATGTTTAGAACGCAAATTTCATTAAGATATAATGAAGAAAACATGTTCGCTGAAATGAAAAACATGGAAATCATGGAAAAACGACTAGATTTCATTTCTAACATGTATTCTAATTTAATGACAACAAATCCGATGACAATGGAAGAAGAACACTTCTTTGACTTAGACTTCTTAGTTGATAAGTATTTAAAAATGTCAGATGATGATAAAGCGGCTAATGACGCATACAAATCAAGGAAAGATGCAGCTAAAGCTGCCGAACCAGAAGATCCTAACGCAATGATGGGCGGAATGGGCGGAATGGGCGGTGGAATGCCAGGAATGTAAATAAAAAGATAATATATACAAAATGAGACACTTAAAAACATTCGAACAATTTATATTCGAGGCTGAAGCTGTAAAAGCAGAAGATTCTAAAGTTTACATTGATGATGTATCAGTGGATGGAGCAGACACAGTTATTAAAGCTGCTGAAATTTTAGGAGCTATTGAAGCATCTGCAACTGAAAAAGAATTTAAAGATTATTTCTTTGATCAATATGGACAGACTTTATTTTCAGTAGAAGATATGTCAAAACTTCTTAAATATTATAATGATTATCAAGAAGAAAAGAATAAAGAAGAAGCTGACAAAGAAAAAGAAGGCGAAGGCGGAGAAGAAGCTGCAGCTGAAGATCCATTAGCTGGTCTAGAAGATCTTCCAACTGGAGATGAAGAAGCACAGAAAACCGGAGCTTAATTTTAAAAAATGCATTTTTAATCAGGATATATAATCCAAAATATACTATAGAAATATATGAATACAAATTCAAAACTTTTAATTCTTGAAAGAAGTGGTAGTACGTTAGCTTTTGCACAAGATAACTCTGGCGCTTATGTTCTTGAGGGAGTATTCGGTGAAATCGATAAGTTAAATAGAAATAATCGTATTTATACCGAAGATGAATACCTTCCACAAGTTGAAAGTCTTCAAGCAAAGATCAAATCATCTAAATTGTTAGGTGAATTAGATCATCCTCAAAATTTCGACATCTCTTTGAAAAACGTTTCTCACATTATTGAGGAATTAAGATACGATAAAGACAAGAAACAAATTCTTGGAAAAATTAGATTATTAGACACAGATGCTGGTAAACAAGCAAAAGCATTAGTTGATGCTGGCGTTCCTTTACATATTTCTTCTAGAGCAGCTGGTACAGTAGAATCTAATGGTAAAGTTAAAATCAAACAATTATTTACTTATGATTTAGTTGCAGATCCTGGATTTGCTAATGCTGAATTAAAAAGAGTTAATGAGGCTTTTGGTTTTGAAGACAATCAAGATCTTTTAATTTATGAAATCAACCCAACTGATAATAAACAAACACAAATAAAAGAAGAACAAAATATGGAAAACGCAAGATTCGTTAGTACTGATGACTTCAATAGTTATTCAAAATATCTAGCTGAGGAAATCAAAGCTATGAAAGAATCTCTTACGGCATTAAATAGCTCTGAGTCTACTAACGAAGAGATTAAAAACCTAAAAGAGTATTCTTCTTACTTAGCTGAAAAATTAAATCAATCAATTGCATATGCAGAGCATGTTGCAGAAAAGGCTGATCAAGGTATTCAATACTCTGAAGAATTAGCAGAGAAATTGGATAATTCAATTCAATATTCTGAGCATATTGCTGAAGGTGTTGAAGCTATCAAAAATTACACAAATTATTTAGCAGAGTCTTATAATGATGGTGTAATGACACACGAGAATGTAACTAAATACATGAATTACTTGAAAGAGAATTTAGAAAAAGTTACAGAATATGCAGAATATGTTGCAGAAACAGTAAATTCTAACTTATTAATGGAAGCTGATACTGATGCAGGTACACCAGCTGAAGATATTAAAGAAGAACCAAAAGATAAAACTCCAGAAGTTATCGACGCTGAAGGTGAAAAATATGCTAAAGCAGAAGATAGAGCTGAAGATAAAGAAGACGAATTAGAAAAATCAATGGATGAGCAACCAGAAGGTGATGATGTAATCGCTAAAGAAGTTGCTGAAGCTGAAGATAAAATGGAAGCTTACAAAAAAGAAGTATCTTCTAAATTAGCAGCTATCGTTGAAAATGCTAAAGCAAAATCAGTAGCTGAACCACATTTTTTTAGATTTATTTCTGAAGCTAAAAAAGAAGAATTTAATACTTTAGAAACTGAAGCAAAAGAAAAAGTAATTTCTGCAGTAACAGGTAAAGGTTTCTTAACAGAATCTCAAATCTACGCATTATGGAATTCAGCAGTAACTCCAGTTACAACAGCAGAACCATTAGTAATTTCTGCAATGCCAAGCGAGTATAAAGAAACTTGGTCAAAATTATCTGAATCTAAAAAGAATCAATTATTAGCACAATCTAAATATCACAGATTAGAAACAGAATATCAAGTAAGAAATTTCTGGCAAACTAGAGACTTTAGAGAAGTTGCTCCATTGATGGAAAAAGTAGAAATGGTTAAAGAAAATAAAGAAGAGGCAAAAGTATTACCTTACGATATGACAGGTGTTGCTGAATCTTTAAATAAGAGATTTAAAAAATAATTAAAAATCTCATAATTAGAGCAGATATATAATAATATTAAAATAATCGACGATCAGATAAGAAGCAAAAGTCTGAATTATGTCGAGCTGCTGACGCAGTCAGCAAAAAACTAAACATAAAAAAAGACATTTAAACAAAATGGCACAATTAATTAACGAAGCAGAGATCAGAGAAACTTGGTCTCCAATTATCGAGGCTGCTACTGGTATCAATGACGCTAGCAAATTAGCGTGGATGTCAGAGTATTGCCACAACCACAAACTTTATGAAGATGCAACTATGCACATGAGCTTAGATCCAACTATGAATTTAAGAGGTATGGGCGCAGTATCATTCCCTTCAGGTTTTGGTTCTAATCCAGCATCGACTGGTTCAGGTGACAAAGCTCCAACTTTATTACCTTTAGCAATGCAAGTTGCTGCACAAACAATCGCTTTAGATTTAGTACCTGTAATTCCAATGGCTGGTCCAATGGGCTTATTATCTTACTTAGATTTCGTTTACGAAGGTGGTAGATTAGATAACGAAGTTGCTCCAACTTATATCAAAGCTGACAAAACTATTGCAGGTATCGTAGATATCGCAGCAGTTGCTGGTACTAATGGTCAATACAAATTCGTAGGCGCTTCAAGAATTGATGGTAAATCAATTTTCAAAGTAATTTCTACTGACGCAGCTAACGCTAACGTTGCTGATGATTTAGAAGCAGCTAAAACTGGTGCAGGCGTAACAGTAGAATTAGTAAAAGGTTTAGAAGATCATATCCCAGGATTCTCTGGTAAAGATACTAACCAACCTTTTACAAGAGAAGAAGGTGAAAGAACTAATGAGAAATTAATGGGTCTTTCTTTATTCTCTAAAGCAGTTGAAGCTAAAACTTTCCAAGTTGCTGCAGCTGTAACAAGAGAGCAAGTTCAAGATTTAAAACAATTCGGCGTTGATGCAGTTGCTCAAGTTGAAGCAGTTTTAGTTAATGAATTAACTCAATCAATCAATGACTTAATCATCAAGAATATCGCTGATTTAGGTGCATCTAACATCACTAAAGCTACTGCTGCTGGTGAAATTTCTTCAACTTCAATGAACGTTGAATTAATCGCTGCATCACAATTAAACGGTGGTAAAACTGAAGGTTCTGAGCACAGAAAAATCTTAACTGGTATTTTAGCTGCTGCGAACTTAATCGCTAACAGAGGTAGAAGAGGTGCTGGTAACTTCGCAGTTGTAGGACCACAGGTTGCTACAGCTTTACAAGCAGTTGCTGGTTACGTTCCAAACCCATTCGCTAACACAGTTTCTCAAGCTGCGGGTGCAATCTACCCAGTAGGTTCAATCGCAGGCGTACAAGTTTACACTAACCCTAAATGGAAGTGGAGCAACTACGACGTATTAGTTGGTAGAAAAGGTGACGGTAATGGTCCTGGTTTAGTATTCATGCCTTACTTAATGGCTGAATCAGTACAAACTATCGCAGAAGGTACAATGGCACCAAAAATTGCTGTTAAATCTAGATTTGCATTAGTTGAAGCAGGTTTCCACCCAGAAACACAATACGTGAAATTCACAGTTGGCGCTAAGACAGTTAATAACGTATCTTGGACTAACTTAATCTCTTTAGTATAATCTAATTAACTAATAGAAATTAGTACATATTAAAAGGCTTCCAAATTGGAAGCCTTTTTTTTGCTCAAAAAATTCGAGATATATAAAGTATCACATAAAAATATAATTATGAAAATGAATTTTGAAAATTGGTACAATAAAATGGTAGTTGAGAATGAAGCTGTAACAACTGTTTCGCCATCAATTACAGACAAATCAATTACAACTGATCCTATCGTAGCTGCCCCGAGCAGAGAAGATATAATGAGCGACGTTGATTCTATTATGACACAATTAGATCAATTATCAGCTCAAGTAAAAGAAGATTTTGATATTGAAATATTAGATGAATCTTTGATATTAGAAGGCGCATGGGATGATACTAAAGGTAGTTTTGGAGAATTATTCTCAGATCCAGTATTTCAATTAGTTGGATTAGGACTAGCTGGTATTATAGGAGCTTTAGGTTTATCAGTTAAAGCTATAAAAGATACTAAAAGAAATGGTGCTATAGGTAAACAAGTTTTAGGAGATTATGCTAAACTTAAACAACTTAAATTACAAGGCGTTAAATTAGAAGCAATTCAACAGCAATTAGAAGAAAAGAAAGAAGAAGTTGAAGCAGAAGGTGGTAGAAAGAAAACACAATTTGAATCATTAGAAATTCTTTCAGAAGCAGAACCAAAAGCAAAAGCTCCACTGAATAATGTTCAGAAAATAGCAGCAGCTAAAGCTGAAAAAGAAAAAATACAAAAAACTCAAGCAGCTCAAGCTAAAAAAGATGCAGCTGACGCTAAGAAAAATCAAACAGCTCAAAAAAACGAGCCAGTTGATAAAACAACAGCTGACGATGAAAATGCAGCAAAACAAAAAATGCGTGAAAAATTAGAAGCGCAAATCTCGGCAATTGCAAAGAAAAGAGATACATTAGATGTTTCTATTAATACATTCGAACAAGCATTAGACGCTAAATATGCTGAAGAAAAAATTACAGGATTTGGTTCTAAAAAGGTTAGTACTTTAATTGCATCGGCAAAAGATGGCATTGCTCAAGAAGTTGCAGAAGCAAGATTAAAATTCTTTGGCGAAACTATGTCAGATGAGGCTAGAAAAGAATTACAAGATAGTCTTAAAGCAATTACAAAAAGATCAGCAGAAAGAAAAGCTCAAATAGACAAAGAAGCAAAAAAGAATGCTGAAAAAGCAAAAGAAGTTGCAGATAAAGATGAAGAAGTTAAGCAAGCTTTAGAGGATATGAAAAGGAAAAAGAATAATCCACAAGCTGATTCAAACCAAGATGACGCAGAATCAACGGACGATACAGCGGATCAGACTACGGAACCTTCTGGCCCATCAGATGCTGAAAAAGCAGCATTAGCTCAACAGAATAAAAATACTAAAGACGCAGAAGACGCTGAGAAATATAAATCTCAAAGAGCGGAAGCCGGTAAAAAGAAGCAAGCTAGAGATCAAGAAGAGCAAGACGCTGAAAATAAGGAAGCTTCTAAAAATACAAAAGACGGTAAATTAGATAGAATTGAAGATTTAATTAAAAAAGAAGAAGAAAAAGCTTCTAAAAATCCAGAAGCTGAAAAAATTAAATCTAAAATATCTGAATACGAAAAAGCTGTTGAAGAGCTTAAAAACAAAGAAAAGAAGGATAAAGGCGATCAAGATAAAATAGATATGATTTCTACGGCTATTGAGGCTGAGAAAAAGAAATTATCTAAAGTATCTGGTAGTGAAAAATTAGACAAATTAAAGAAATTAAAAGATGAAATTGCTGCAAAAGAAAATTGGCAATTAGAAGGCACTGAACTAGGTAGACTTTATGAAATGGAAATTTCTAGATTAGAAGCAGAATATGCTATTAATGAATCTACCAATATGTCAATAGCTGATAAATTTAGAATGCTATTAGGATAATTTTTTAGCATTTTTTTTAAATAATCTAAGGAACTCTTGTTGTTGATTCAGCAAGAGTTCTTTGCATTTCTTACGAAACTCAATTGAAGATTTTAAGATTCTAGAATCTACCATCGGCGCTTTTAATGCATCGTGAAATTTAGGATGTACAAAGTTTTCAAGACTAAAATCATTCATTTTAGCTCTAATAGACATACCAGATAGAGCGCATACCCAATCTATAGTACTGTAATTTTCTAAAAGTGTCTGTTTTTCTAATATCTCGCCTGTGCTCCAGTCATAGAAGAGCTTATTGTCGACATTATAGCCTCTCATACGATAAGAATCTTGCTCAAATAAGATGTGTGTGAATTGGTCGTCCTGGCAGCGTTCTCTGAGCAAAGGATTTTCTGCTAATAATCTTTTTTGAGATCTTGACAATGTTGCAAATTTTATACCAAATCTATTAGCCGGAAAAGGTCCTCCGGTTCTTTGAATTTCTGGATATTTGTTTTTAGCTGCCATCTGAAACTTATTTATCTAAGTTTATATAATATGTATATAAAGCAAAAGATATGATTACAGCACTATTTACAGAAAAGTATAGACCTAAAAATTTAGAAGATTTGATCCTACCAGATCGAGTTATGAACAAATTTAAAGATGGTTTAACGCAAAATATGCTTTTAGCTGGAAGTCCAGGTACAGGCAAAACTTCGACTGCAAAAGCAATCGTTAATCAATTTGGATTACCGTATTTGTATATTAACGCATCGACAGATACTTCAGTTGAAGTTATTAGAACAAGAATTACAGATTTTTGTTCAACAATGTCAGTTTTAGATGATCAAGGAAAATTCAAAGTAGTTATCTTAGACGAGGTTGACGGCGTATCAGATCAATTCTTCAAAGCTTTGAGAGCTACAATGGAACAATTTGCATCAAATTCTAGATTTATCGCAACGTGTAATTACATTAATAAATTACCAGATCCAATTCTTTCACGTTTTGAGGTAATTAATTTTGATTTTGACAAGTCAGAAGAAACTGAATTAACCAAAAAGTATATTAAAAGAGTTTATGAGATTTGTGGTAAAGAAGAGATGACAATTGACAAACCAGCTTTAGTTGAATTTGTTAAACGTAATTTTCCAGATCTTCGTTCAACTTTAAATAAATTACAGGGATACAAATCTCAAGGTACAACTAATATCACAGTAGATGACGTTAAGAAATTTAATTCAGTTTATAAAGATGTGTTTGAATTAATCTTTAACGAAACAGATCCTGTTAAAAATTATAAAATATTAGTTAGTGAATATTCAAACAGAATAGATGATGTTTTGCAATCTTTAGGATCTGATTTTATTGAATATATTCAAGCTGAAAAACCAAATCAAACCAAATGTATTCCACAAATTGTTATTACAGTAGCAGAACACCAATCTCAAAGAGTGCATGTAATTGATCCAGTTATTACTATGTTAAGCTGTGTATATAAATTGCAAGAAATAGTTAGATCCTAATAAAAAATAGTAAATATATTTT